TCAGCCGCCCTGGTCGAACAACGCCATCTGATCGAGGGTCGAGTCGCGCTGGGCGGCGCGGCGGAGGAGCTGGCGGATGCCTTGCTCGGACATTGAGTACTCCTTGGCCAGGCTGGCGACCGAAGTGCCGTTGCGGTGGGCGTCAAGGATAGCCCGGTCCCTGGGCGAGAGGCGGAAACCGGCCCGGTTGGGCACGTAGATATTCTGGCCGCCCCAGTCCTCGGCCAGGGCGTCAGCGACCGACGCGCCCAGCTGTTCGGCCTGGTCGGCCGCCATGCCGAACGACCGCGCCTGTTCGGCGGCGGTCGTCGCCACGCTGGCCAGCAGTTCGTTGCGGCGGGCTTCCATCGGCTTCATTGGGGGGCCTGCGCGCTCCGGCGGGCCCGGCGATCGGCGTCGATCTGCAGGGCGGCGATGACCTTGGCCAGCTGGTCGGTCGAGCACCACTCCAGGCGCACCACGCCCTTACACAGGCGCCGTGCCAGGGCGTGGGCGTACTCCCACTCGCGGCCCGCGTCGGCCAGCAGGGCCTCGATCTTGCCGAGCTGCGGGCTCAGGTCACCCCGGGGCTTGCCGACGCGCTGTCGAGCCGCCTCGGCCGCCTTGGCGGGTTTGCCCGTCTGCTTGCGCAGCTCGTTGGCGATCGCATTGAGCTGGCGCTGGTTGCACTTGCCCGCGCTGCGTTGCTCGGGGCCGTGCTCGCGGCTCACGCGGGCGACCAGATCGCGGTACACGTCCTCATCCAGGCCCAAGGCCTTCGCCTGGGCATGGATGGCCGCCAGCGTCCGCCTGCGCAGCTTCTCGGGGTCTTCGGTGCGGCGGGTCGGCCGAGCCATCACCAGCGCCCTCCGTTGGGCGCGGAGCCCATCGGATCGCGGATGTGCGGCTTGCGGCGGCCCTCGCCCGCCGCGGCCGACGGCAGCGGCGGGGCGCCGGTTTCCTGGCGGTCCAGGGTGTCGCCCTGGTGGTCCAGGGCGACAAAGCCGGTTGGCTTCATCCGGCCGCGGCCGACCGTGCGCAGCATGTCCACCTCGACCTTGGCGCTGTTGATCATGGTCTGCGCTAAATCGCCGATGGCCTTGGCCTTGGCTACGTCCATCTTCGGGTCGCCCTCTCGCAGGGCTTTGATCGTCGCGGCGAGATCGCCGCGGAGATCGTTGATCGTGTAGTCACTCATGGGGGCTGTCCTCGCGTTTGCGTCGGTTGATGACTCGGCTCAGCACACTGCGCAGTTGAACGGCGTGCGCCACCTCCTCGGGGTAGTTGTGGAAGCTGTTGCGGAGCATGTTCTCGCGCTGGCTCACCAGCTCCAGGCAGTCGAGCGTGATCTCGGAGGCCACCAGCGACTTCATGCCATCGCGGAAGCGGACCACGTGCCCCTTGGGCACGGGTCCATGCGCTGATTCCCACACGATTTTCGCGACGGGCTGCCAGCGGTGAACCGGGAAGATCGATGGATCGTCCGTGACCTTGCGTACCAGAGCGTTGCGCTTCGGGTCGATCTTCTCGGTTCCGATAGGCACGTAGTTGTGGGCCTCGCACGCCGGGCGTCCCTTCCGGAACTGTGTCTCCGCCATGCGCCCGGGCGCGAAGCCGGGCCGGCGCACGCCCTTGTTCGCCGGCACCCGGCCGGGCTTGAACCGCGACGCGATCGCCGCCGGGTGGTGAACGTTGTTCCACAGGTGTGCCATCGGATTGCGCATGTGGTCGGGATGCTTCTCGATGCCCAGGCGCGTGGCGCGCTGGTACACCGAACTCACGCTGTGCCCGACCAGATGCGCGATCAGGAACGCGGGCCACATCGGGAAGTTGATGCGCAGGGTCTCGTCCTCGTCCGCAGTCCAGCGCCGGCGCGCACGTGCCGAGATCAGGTCGCGACTCACCGGATCACCGCCAGTGTGTGGATGGTGAAATCGCTCCCGTAATAGGCCCAATCCCGTCCGGCAGGGTGGCGCCTCATCCAGGCTTCGTTGAGCTCCCACCAGGCCTCGGCTGCAGCGGTATCCGCGACCTCGTCCCCAGTGTCAGGTGGGCACACTGGCTTGCGCGCGACGTGCTGTCGCACGCGTTCCATGAAGGCATCGGCACGTTCACGCGAAGCATATGCCCTGATCGGCGTGTTGCACTCGTGGGCCGCGTCGGCAGTGATTACGTGGATTTTCATGGGGCCTCCGGCGATGCGATCCGGCTTCCATCGCGGCCATGCCACTCGTCGCAGACGCCCCGGTGGGTCACAGTGAAGTCGCCGAAGGTGCAGCGCTCCACCGTCTTATGCGGCATGGACGGCCGTCGGTTGAACCTGCGCTGGAAGTAGACGCAGGTGAAGCAGCGGGGCGGGTCCGGATCGTAACCCTGCTCGACGATGGCATGCCGGTTGCTCATGCAGCCTCCGAGAGCTTGAAAGCCTGCACCAGCACCGAGAACAGCCTGGCCAGCTCGCCGGCCATCAGCGCGAAGCGAGCGTCCAGCTCGGCCAGCGCGCTCTGCGCATCGGCGCTTTCCAGCGACTCCAGCGCGCCATCCAGGAACCGCAGCTTGCGCACCACCATCGTTTCGTCCAGGTCGAACGCGACGTGGTCGTCCAGCACCAGCGCAAGCCTGGTGCATTGGCGGCCGGCTTCGAGGTGCTCGGCGACCTCTTCCCCGCGCAGCTCGAGGCGGTAGCACTTCACGGTGCCGCCACCCTCGATCGGATCTTCCAGCGTGCAGTCCTCGCCCAGCGCCAGGCCCTCGGGCATCGGGTCGCCGGCGAGCCAGCCGGTCAACACGGAGCGCGGCGCGATCTCGCAGTTCAGCGGCAACGCTGGAAAGCTGCCGAGCGCGTTGCGGATCTCGCTCACCAGGCCTTCGGCCGCACGGCGGCTGCTGGTGTCCACCGCGATGTAGGCCTGGCGCCGGTCCAGCAGCGCATCAAGGCGGGATGGTTTGACGAACGCGCCGGGCAACAGCTCGGCCACGACATCGTCGCGCAGGCGCTTGCGCGCACGGCCCCCCGGACGTCGCCCCTCGCGGCGATAGATCGCTTCCAGGCGCTCGTTGAGCACCTTGTCGATCACCGCCGGTGGTAGCAGTTTGTCCTCGCCGGACAGGGTCAGCCAGATCGCATCGCCGCACTGATGCGTCGGCGCCTCCTGGTCCCGGCCGAGGGGCGACGTAAACCCGCGCGAGCTGAACTCCAGAGCACCCACTGGCTTGAGCCAGTTGGCGCGCACGCCTTCGTCCAGCTGGTCTAGGACCAGGCTGCGCGGGAAGCGGTAGAAGGTCAGAGCGCGGAAAAACATGGTCAGTCGTCCTTCTTCTTGGCGGGCTGCACCAGCGGAATGCGCAGGAACCGCTCGACGGCGTCCCAGGACCAGCCAAGCAGGTGCAGCAGGTGCAGGAACGCAACCCACGTGTTGACGACTGGCACCAGCGGGGCGACCAGCAGCAGCTGCAGGGCGCGGCCCAGGGTCGCCTTCGGCTGGTAGAACGTCCCCTCGCGCGCGCGCCTGTCGGCCTGGATCACGCCGTGGAGCACGCAGGCGCCGCGGCCCAACGCCAGCGCGACGCTGCAGACGTAGACGATCAGGAGGATGTCACGCACCGCCCACCTCCACGTCCACGATCTTCCAGCGGCTGCGGCCGCCGCCCAGGTCCTCCAGCCGCACCACGTCAGCGCTGGGCCGATAGCCCAGCTTCGCGGCGAGGCGGCGAACGGCTTCCGCGTCGGACCAGGTGCGCCGCAGCGACAGCACCTCGCCGGTCTTGATGTTGCCGTCCTGGTCCACCCGGAACGCGTTGTTGACCAGCGTGCGCAGCTCGGCCCGCGCGCCTTCGGTCCAGTCGTTGAGGCACTCATCGATGAGCGCTTTGGCCGCCTGCAGGCGCTCGTCGAACGTGATGCTGTCCTGGATCGCACGCACCACCTTGTAGCGCCCGTCGAAGGACAGCAGGGTCACGTTGCCCTTGTCGCCGCCGATGCGCGCCCCGTACTGCTCGGCCGACAGTTGGACGAAGGCGGCGATATCGTCGAAGACGCCGCGCTTGAACGCGCGCAGCGCATCGCGCAGCGCCAGGGCGCACTGGATCTTCTCCTGCACCAGCGTGTCGCGCGCCAGGTCGATCGCCTTGATCTGCGACTCGGGCACCATGTGGCCGGCGCGGTTCTCGCGGTAGCCATCGGGAATGGGTTGAGCGTTCATCAGTCTTTTCCTTGGTTGAGGCCTGGCCGGTTGCCGCCGGTGTTGGCAGGGGGAAGCTCTCGCGGTTCGGGCCTGATGCGCGGATCGGGCGTAATGAAGGTCGGCACACCGTCGATTTCCACCGGGCTCAGCGCCTGCAGCAGGTCCCGGCGCCACTTCGCGGCGGCCGATTTGTTGAGATCCAGCAGGCCGCAGATCTGCTTGACGGTCAGCAGCTGCACGGGCACGTGCTGGGCCCACAGCGCGAAGCGCATCGCGCGGATGCGGTCGTGCTTGGGCCGACCCCGCGGCCGGGGGTTGCGCTGTGCGGGAGTACGGTGGACGCCCATCGCGCTAATCCACTCCGAAGAACTTGTCGAAGTGACGGTGCAGCGAATCGACGATCCGACCGCCCACATAGGGGGACAGCTCGTCATCCGCCGACTCGGCACGCTCGGCGCAGACCACGCCCACCGAGGGCGCTAGCGGGCCGCTGGTGAATGCGGGGCCGCGGTACGCCAGCGGTTCGCGCATGTCGGCCGGTGCGTGCGGCTTGGGGACGGGCGCCTCGGCCGGCGCGGCCGTGCGCTTGGAGACCACAGAGGCGTCCAGGTCGCCTTGCCATCCCGAGGACAGCCGGTAGGTGTAGGGCTTGGCGATGCTGACGCGCTCGATCATTCCGCTGATGTGCGCCTTGGCGACGATGCCCGCGACGTAGGGCCGGTAGCGGTATCCAAGCGCCATGACGCGCTCGATCAGCTCGAATGCGGTGAGGACGGCGCCACCGGCCAGGACTTGCGCGATAGAAGCCTGCGCACTGCGGTTGAGCTCGGCGACGCTGATGGTCTTGGCGGTGTCAGCCACGGAGCACCCCCGTCGATTTGAACCGATCGGTGGCGATGCTGGCTCCTCGAGCCTCAACCAGCGCCTGCGCCTGGTGGTCGTCGACGACCCCAACCGCATCCCCGCTGCGCTCAAGAGCGAAGTCGGCGAGGAGTCCTTCCTGTTCCATGCCGGGCGCAACACCGAGACGCTCAAGCAACTGCTGGGAATCAACTGATGGCCTACGTCGAAGGCACGGCGAGCAGCTACACCGACTTGCTCGACAAGCTGCGCAATTTCCTGACCACCGATGCCGACCTTGTCAACGCGGGTCGGCAGTGGCAGCAGCTGCGCTGGGACAACAACGAGCTGATCCTCCGCGCGCCAGGCCTGGACGGTAACCAGCAGATCCACGTCGGCGCCCGCGCGCTCGCCTTCCCGAGCCTGGATGCCTACAACTTCGGTGTGATCGGCGCCATGTCGTACAACGCGGCGCTGGCGTTCACCGGCCAGCCCGGGACCTCCCCCGAGCGCTACGTGCCCCTGTGGAATGACGTCATTCCGTACACGTTCGTGGCCAACGGCCAGCGCTGTGTGGTGGTGGCGAAGGTCAGCACGCGCTACATCCCCTTCTACCTGGGCTACGGCTTGCCCAATGCGCTGACGGGGGACTACCCCGCGCCGATTTACGTAGGTGGCTGCACGGGTGGCCAGACCGATCGCTGGTCGAGCAACGATATCGGCTTCCGCAGCTTCGCAGATCCTGGGACGGGCTGTGACGTGCTGGCACCGTCCGGGGCGTGGCAGCAGGTGCGCAACTTCTACAACTCGGGCAGCGGCGAGGCTGAGGACGGCGCTGCGTGCGTCTGGCCCTATGCGGGCATGGCCACAGGCAGCACCGAGCTACTGCGCTCCCTGCGTGACAACGGGGATGGCACCTACACCGCTTTCCCCCTGACGGTCATGGGCCTGCAGCCCAATCCGGAGATCTACATGGATCTGCAGGGCTGCCGCTACGTCTCCGGCTTCGGGAACGCCGCGGGGACCATCATCACGATCGACGGTGTGCAGCATCTGGTCGTGCCCAACATTTTCCGCAGCGATCGCTGGGGCTACTGGCTGCTGGAGTTGACCTGATGGCTTACCAGACTGGCACCGCTAACACGCCAACCGCGTTGGTCTCTTCGCTGGCCGGCTTCGCTGGCGCGAACGGTTGGACCACCACGGCGCTGGCCGACGGTGCAATCGGCTTCACCGCGCCGGATGGTGCGACCTTCGCGCTGCAGCCCACGGCGGACACCATCGAGCTGCGCGGCTGCGTTGGCTTGAGCAGCGGCGCGGCTGCGGACGCCCAGCCGAACGTGGTCGATACACCGGCGGTCTGCAACTACATCGCAGGCCCGTACACCGGCTACACCTTCTTCGGCGGCGCTGAGGCGGGCGCCCCGTACCTGCACGTGGTCATCGAGTCGGAAGCCGGGGTGTTCCGGTCGTTCTCGCTCGGACGCCTGGTGAAGTTCGATAGCACCGCCGGCGGGGAGTACGCCACTGCAACGAACTGGTTCGTTGCCGATTGGGCAACGAACTTTCCGGAGAACTCGTACCACGAGTACTTGCTGGACGGCGCGCATGATCCCGCTGGCAGTGCGGTGGCCTCGCATGTTCGCTTTGATGCCGATGGCGCAAGCAACCGCTGGATGCCGATCGGCCGCAACTGGGACGGCACGCGGGCGACGGGCTCGATGCGCGGCGGCTTGAATCTGCCGCTCGGCCGCATCGGCTACCAGCGCTACAACAAGCTGGTGCCGCTGTTCCCGCTGTACGTCTTCGGTGACCGGCCCAGCAACATGCGCAGCCCGATCGGCTACGCCCCGCACCTGCGCCAGGTGGACCTGCGCCTGAATGCGCCGAAGGAGATCATTACGATCGGCGGCGAGGACTGGCAGGTGTTCCCCGCGATCCAGCGCACCGACACGCACGATGTCTACGGCAGCGCGGTGCCCAGCTCGGCCTACTACGGCTATGCGATCCGGAAGATCGACTGATGATCGCGCCCGGCCCCATCGCTGCTATCGGCACCTACATCAATCCCGCGCTCGGCCAGCGCCGGCCGCTGTGGCCGGCGCCTGTCGGTGCGGATCTGAGTGTGGGCGCTGCAGGTGCGCGCGGCGCGCGGCCGGCGCTCGACGAGCCCGACCTGACTGCCACGGGCGCGTATGGCGATAACTTCGGGATGCTGAGCTGGTATCAGCGCGTCCACCTGTCGATCACCACACTCGCCTTGGGCAACCTGGTCAGCAGCCAACTGCAGTCGGTGCGCGTGTGGAATGGATACCTGGATCGCAGCGTCGTCTTCACTGCCGTGGACGTCGCCGGCGGCGAGGGCATGACGCTGAGCGCGCCGGCGCCGCTGCCGCTGACGCTGGCCACGCTCGAGGCGCAGGCGTGGTCGCTCGCGGTGTCGGTCGACGGCCCGCCCGTCATTGATGCCACCCTGACGTGGACCGTCACCAGCGAACCTGCTCTCAAGCTGCACGTGACAGGCAGCCGCGTGACGGCCTGGGGCTGGACGCCGGACTGGGCGGACGGCATCAAGGAGCGCCTGTCCTGGCTCACGGACGTGCTGGCCAGCCCCTCGGGCGCCGAGCAGCGCCGGAAGCTGCGGCATTGGCCCGTGCGCACCTGGTCGGCCACCGTGCTGGTCGACGGCGATGACCGCGTCAGCATGGACCTGGCGCTCTACGGCTGGGGCGCACGCACGTGGGCGCTGCCGATCTGGACCGACGTGACGTGGCTTGCCGGCGGAGTCGAGGCCGGCGCCCAGGCGATCGCCCTGGACACCACCCACCTGGATTACCGCGCCGGCGGCCTGGTCATGATCCGCGGCGAGACCGCCCAGGATCTCGAAGTCGCGGAGATCCAGGCCGTGCGCGCTGACGGCCTGGATCTGGTCCGGCCGGTCCAGCTCGACTGGGACCCGGGCTGCCGCGTGTATCCGGTCCGGCTGGCCATGCTGACCGAGCAGCCGCAGCTGACCCGCAAGACCGACGACCTGGTCAGCGCCGACGTCAACTTCCGCTCGATGGAGCCGTGCGACTGGCCAGCCGCGCCGCCGCCAGCCACTTACCGCGGTGCGCCCGTCCTCGAGGAGCGACCGGAGTGGTCCGAGGACCTGTCAGCGCAGTACGAGCGGCTGCTGTCGACGCTGGACAACGGCATCAATAACCCGGTGAACACCGACCTGGTCGGCACGGGCATCGCCCTGCAGCAGCACGCCTGGTTCCTCGCGGGCCGCGCCGAGCGCGGTAGCTGGCGCGGCCTGGCCTACTACCTGGCCGGCCAGCAGAAGACGCTCTGGCTGCCCACGTTCGCCGATGACCTGCGCATCGTCGCCACCACCGCGGCGACCTCCTCGGCCCTGGACGTGGCCACGGTGGGCTACAGCCGCTTCGGCGTTGGCGGTAAGACAGGCCGGCGCCACATCCGCATCGAGCTGCGCGACGGCACACGGATCTATCGCCGCATCCTGGGCGCGACGGGCGTCGATCGCGCGACCGAGCGCCTGTCGCTCGACAGCGCGGTCGGCCTCGAGCTGACCACGGCCAACGTGCTCCGGATCAGCTGGCTGCAGCTGGTGCGCAGTGCCACCGACGACATCGAGGTCGACCACACCACGGACGTGGATGGTGTCGCCCGCGCCAGCCTGATGCTGCGGGCGGTGCGCGACGATCTGGAGCTGCCGGCATGAGTTTCGACGAGCGCGAGCGCAGCATCGCAAGCGGCGCGCCGGTGCTGCTGATCGAATTCGGCCGCGGGCCGCTGGTGTGGCGCTATACGAACGCGGGGCGTGACTACGACCTGGGCGGCATCGTCTACAAGGACGTGCCCGGCCTGACCGGCGACTCGATCAGCCAGACAGGCGAAGTGGAGCGTGACACGGTCAAGCTCACCGTCCCTCCGGATCTGGAGATCATCAAGCACTACGTCGGCACCAAGCCCACCACGCGCACGCGGACGGTCCTGCGCGCCTGTCACTTCGGGGAGACCGAGGCGCCGGTGCAGTGGATCGGCTACATCGTGGGCATGCGCCTGAGCAAGAGCGGTCAGCGTGAGATTGCGTGCCAGTCGATGCAGGCGACCTTCGATCGTCCTGGCCTGCGCCTGTGCTGGTCTCGTGGCTGTCCCTATGCGGTGTTCGATGACCAGTGCGGCGTCAACCCCGATGACTTCAAAGTCGCTGGCCAGCTCACCGTGCTGGACGGCCAGCGAGTCACCTCCGCCGCCCTGGCCGGTGCGCCGGAAGTCGACTACTACGTCGGCGGCATGGTCCGCTGGATGAGTGCGGACGGCATCCAGGAGAGTCGCGGCCTGGACGCTTTCGACGCTACGACCGGCGTCGCATCGGTTTACGGCGGCACGCTGGGCATGGCCACCGGCCAGGCCGCAACCTTCCATCCGGGCTGCGGGTACACCACGGATGTCTGCAACGATCGTTTCGACAACCTGGTCAACTGCGGCGCCCACCGCGGCATGCCCGGCAAATCCCCTTTCGACGGCACGGATGTTCCCACCGTCGTGACGGACTTGCACGCCGGCCCGCCACGCTCCGCCAGCCCGCCCCTTCAACCCTCAGCTCACAAGGCTCCGCCCCTCCCCTTGCGCAGCAGGGGGAGGCCGGGAGGGGGGTGGCTCAGATCGCGGCCCGCTCGAACGCAAGCACGCAGAACAACCGCAAAGGCAACGCTGGAGCCACGCTTTGGCGCCAACGACGGCACCCATGCCCCGCCAAAAGCAAAAGAGGAGGCATGGCCTCCTCCGCTACCGAAAAACGCGGCCGTGCCAGGCACGGCCGCGTCGTCGGATCACTTGGCTTCGACGAACACGTAGTCCGCGCCGGACGGCGCAACCGCCGCCTTGACGCGGTCGTTGTCGGCCGCGGCGCCGACGAACAGCACGCGCGCGCCCTTGAACGAGCCGGCCGCGGCCTTGCCGAAGGAGGCCACGATCAGGTCGGCCATCTTGGCGCTGACCGGCGAACCGAAGGCCACCATGTTGCCGGAGGTCACGCCGCGCTGCGCGGCATTACTGACCTGCTCGGCCAGGCGGTCGTACTTGCCCTGGAAGTCCGGGTCGGTCTCGGCCGGCAGGTAGTACATGATCGGCGGGTTGGAGATGTTGCCCATGTTGCGCGGCACGACGTCCTGCAGGTACTTCTTCCACGCGGCATCGTCGCTGGTGGTCGGCGCGGTCATCGCGGCGGCCTCGGCCGGCTGCGCGGGCGCGTCTTCCTTCTTGCACGCGGCCAGGGTCAGGCTCATGCCCAGGCAGGCGGCCAGGAGCAGGCGGTTGGTGGACTTCATGGTGCAGCCTCCGGTTGGATCGTTCGGTTCAAGGGGCGGGGGAAAGCGAAGCGCGGCGCACGTCCTGCAGCGCCTTGGCGACCGAGGCCGGCACGAAGCCGGACACGTCGCCGCCCAGGCGCGCCACTTCGCGCACCAGGGTCGAGGAAATGAAGCCGTATTGCTCGGCCGGGGTCATGAACAGCGTTTCCACGTCGGGAATCAGATGCCGGTTCATGCTGGCCATCTGGAATTCGTACTCGAAGTCGGACACCGCGCGCAGCCCGCGCAGCAGCACCCGGCCGCCGACCTGGGCGACGAAATCGGCCAGCAGGCTGTCGAAGCCGATCACCTCCACGTGCCGGTGATGGGCCGTGGCGGCGCGCGCCAGTTCCACGCGCTGCTCCAGCGGCAGCGCCGGCCCCTTCTTCTGGCTGGCGGCCACGCCGATGACCAGGCGCTCGAACAACGGCGCGGCCCGGTCGATCAGGTCCAGGTGACCGTTGGTGATCGGATCGAAGGTGCCCGGATAGACCGCCGTCCGGATGGGCGACACGCTCAT